CTTCATCAAGCTCAACAACATCGCCCGTATCAAGTTCAATCTGTTCAGCTTGGATCATGCCAGCATCATCTTGTGTGAATGGAATAGCAAAATCTTTATCCAATCTATCGTTATGATAAACTGCAACTTTCATACCATTAGGATATAAACGAATAGCTTTTCTTTTTAGTATCAGTATGAATGGAGGATCTTTTGCGATACTCTCATCTAGAACTATTTCTTCTTTGACTTCTTCAGGATCATCAAATTTAATACGATGTGCTCTGACTTTTTTGCCAGATGCGGATAATTTGAAATCGCTAGTGTCAACAATAGATTCTTTTACAGACTTACGTGCTTGACGATGAATCTGTGGATTATTTGTGATAAGATCAACCATCTTCATAAAAATATTTTGTATGATTGATCTATCTGCTTGACTGAAATTCGGACGTTCTTCTTCCATCTTAGCTAGAATCTGGTGCATACGTTGAATCTGTGCTTTGTTGCCTAATCCGGCACGAACCAAAGCATCAAACTTTGAAAAGTCTTGTTTCTCTTCTTCAACCACACGCTTGAATTCTTGCAGTGACTTCATTACTCGCCTTGTGTTTCTTCTTCAGATTCAACTTGTTCTTCAGACTCTGGCTGTTCCTCAGTTCTGCCGTTGAACAGTGCTGAAGCAACGTCTTGTTTTTTAGCTTCTAATGCATCAAATGCTCTTGCGGATAGCAACTCTTCTAGAGCACTCTTAGCCTCTGCATTTTGACCTGCACCCAACATATCAATTACTTGTCTTGCATCCATAATTATTTCCTTATTTTCTATTTAGCACTCTACTGAATCTTGATACAACAGCATCATGCTCAGGTGTATCCGATTCGTTTGATCCGCGATCTGATATGTTATCCTCAGGTGGAAAATCAGCAGGATCAACTTGTTCCTGATCTTGTTCTTGACCTTGATCTGGTGGCAATGGTCTTCCATCTGGTCCCATCTGCACAGGTTCTGGCTCACTTCCTATCTGTTTGTCCATTGCTTTAATATCATCGTCAGTCAATTGTAGGATGTTTTTCTTGACCCACTCCTGTGAGAAATATCTTCCAACATATGGATCAACCAGTCCTAACATTTGCAATCTGTTTTGCCACAACTCAGCATCACGCAACTCAGTAAAGTTGTTGTCTTTTCTGTAGTCGTAATAAATCTTATCTCTAAATTCATCCCACTCTTCTGAAGTGCAGATTCCTTTTAGAACTAATTGTGTCTTCAGTGCATGGTCAAAAATCTGTGAGAACTTGTTACGAATTTTGGTAATGAATTTGTTGAACTTCAATTCATCCCTAGTAACTTCAGTTGATCTACCTAGACCAACCATGCCACCACTTTGTTGTTCCATGCGTGAGTAAGGAACGTTCATAGACTGTAATAGTTTCTTTTGAAAATACTGTACGTCTTCCATCTGACCTAAGTTTTGACCAGCAGGAAGTGTTGTGATTTCTGTACCTTTGCCGCCTTCGCGTCTAGGTAACCAGAAGTCTTCAAGCATAGACATGTGCTTGCGATCATCGCGCAACTCACCTGTGTTTGCGTCATAGACCATCTTGTTCTTATACTTGACCATTACGTCACGCAGATACTGTTCAGCTTTACCTTTTGGCAAATTACCTACGTCAATGTAGAAAATTCTACGTTCTGGCGCACGACTAATTCTGTAGATAACAACAGCATCTTCAATCATGCGCAACTGATTTAGTGGCTTGATTGCTTTGTGTAGATGTGAAATAACAAATGTATTCTTTGCATCCATCATGCCTGAGTTGACATTGATGATTGATTCTGGTGCAATTCTCAGTCCAGCATTAGCTGCGGCAGTAAATGCTTGTGTGGTTGTACCACGATCATTGTAAAGATAGTATTCAGCAACAGACTTGATAATATCTGCGCCAGTTTTTAGATCACGGCCCTTTTGAACTTCACGAACTTTTCTAATTTTTCGTGGATCAATGTATCTTAGTTCCTGAATACCCTCTTTAGGATTTTGTTCATTGACGATAACATGATAGTAAATTCTACCATCGATGTACCATCTACGGAAAATATCGTCAGCTAAGTTTGAAAAGTTCAACATCTTAGTGATAGTTTCAAACTCTTCTCGTATTTTCTTTTTGATAGACTCTGGTTGTTTTAGATCATCAAGAACGATATCTACAACTTTACCATCTTTATCATGAGTAATGGCTTCATCAACAATTTCAGTAATTGCTTGGTCACACTCAGGATGATTAGACATTTCACGATATCGTGTGATCAACTCAAGTTCGTTACGAACTGAGCCTTCCAAGTCTACGTATGTACCGTAGTGTGCGTTTTGTGTTATCGTTACTGCGCCATCATCCAACGCTTCGGTCGGAAGCGCAAACGAGGACTGTTTAGGATCCTCTTTTTTGATAATGTCTTTATCACCTAACGTGAAACCGAATAATTTTATTGCCATTCGTATTTTCTTTTCATTATGAGAAGATAGGAGCGATGTGCCCCTATCTTATTAGACTACTAGGTCCTCTACTGCTTCCCACCATTGATAGGTCAAGTTCACAGTAAATTCTTCAATAGTATCGTTAGAACCCCAATCAACATCAATTGCTGATAGGTCTGTTGGAAATAATCCAACAAATTTGTACTTCTTGATCACATCACCAGCTTTGCTGTATTGGCGAACTTCACCATCAGTGCTATAACCCAGTGCAGTTGCTGCGGCTGGATTACGGATGTTGGTTGCATGTCCATTGATACCATTCATCCAACGCTCAAAAGCGTTACGGATTATAAAGTCCTCATCGTTGATGACCGTGATAGACCAATCTTGGAAGGTTCTGTTGCCAGCAAACTTCAATTCACGACCAAAGTATTGGACAGGAACTGAGTTGACTGTAGAGCCTGGCAATTGAGCAGTCTTACACATGAAGCTGATTTTTTGCTGTGCGTTTCCTGGCAATGCAAATGCAGGAAATGGTAGAGACACCTCAAATAAATTTGGGCGGGCTCCATCTCCCTGCATCTGAGAGCGGAATTCGTTAATGTTAAATGCCATTTAGTTTCTCCTATCTCTATTTATTAGAACTTGCCAACGACTTCTTCGAATGCTACGCCAGTGCGTACTGCAACAAAGTTCAGTTGGATAAAGTTTATTGAACGAGCAGGCTTGATGTAAATGTCACCGACAAATTCGTTACGGTCAATTACTTCACCTGTGTTGTTTGTGGTATCACATACAACTCTGTAATCATACACACCACGGCGACCTTTTACATCACGTAGATATGGCTCAACCAAGTTTACAAATGCTGCGCGTGTGAAGTCATCATTGAATTCAAACAGTGATGATCTTGCCGCTCTAGCAATTGACTTTTCTAGTACGATGAACAATCTACGAACGTTGATGCGATCAAATGCACTTGGGCGATTCAAGAAAGTTTTATCACCATATAGAATAGTGCCTTCACCTGGGAAGGTAACAACTGAGTTTACGCCTTTTTGATACAGAGAATCTCGTTCAGCTTTGTTTGGATTCCAAGCTAACTTGACAACGTTTTTGATAACACCGCGAGTTGTTCCTGCTGGTGAGAACCATGGATCGCGCTCACTATCTGTACGAACACATAGACCAGCAATATCACCATTCAACGGTACCCAACGATATACGTCATTGTATTTATCGTATTGATATTTCCATCCACTATCCACAACTGCATATGAGGATGATGTGAATGTTGCTACTGTTGATGTAATGTCAACTGATTCAGAGCCTGCATTGTCAACAACGTCTGCCTTATCTGGTGAAATGAATACCATGCAGTCTTTACGTGACTCTGCTAGAGCAACCAGCTTGTTTGGAATAACAGCACTGTTTGTAGCTCCAGCCATCAACAATGATACATCAATAGAATCTGCGTTTGCAAACAAGTCTAATGCTGTGCTAGTATTAGCTGCAACTGGTGATACATCTGCGCCGTTAGCTAAAGTTGCACTGAATGCTGCTACTAGTACTGCATAAGAAACTGCACCAGATGCTGCTGTACCCCAGTTACCTAGTCTGTGACCACCAAACCACAAGTACTTTGAACGATTGTTGATAACATCTTTGTAGTAATTGCTTGAACCGTCTGCTGATTTCGCATCAGATGCCTTTGAAACGTAACCAAATCTCTCAAGAATTGTGTTTGCTGTTCCTGAAATTTTACCTGTAGTGTCCACAACGATAATGTGCATCTCATCATTTGAAGATGAACGATCCGTAGCAAAGTCTGATGTTGCTGGAGCAGAATCAAAATTACCTGCATATGTCCAGCCAGTATACGTGTTTGAATCTACCATCGAAACACGGATAGAGTTGCCTAGTGTGCCTGGATATTTTGCGTAGAATGTTTCGCCTGCAGTGTTTGCGCTGTGATTTTGTTGATAGTCAGTTTCGTTCTCTATCAAAACCGCTGTACCCGTTGCTGCATTAAGTGCACCTGCACCGACCGCACGAACAACGCGCAAATCACTACCGTAAGATAGGAAGTTGGCTGCTGTGAAGAAAGTTTCGTAGGTGCTATCGCTTGGTTTACCGAATCTGTTTGCAAGTTGAAGTTCGTCAGTGATGATTGTTACCTCATTGACTGGACCCCATGCAAAATCTCCAGCTAAACCACCAATAGTAGTTGCAACAGAGGGAACAACTGTTGTCAAATCTACTTCGGAGGTTTGAACTCCTGGTGACAATTGAAAAGCCATATTTTGTTCTCCTTATTATTTTTATAGAACTGAATCTTATTATTCTATTTATGTTTTTATAAACTTGAGGACATGTAACCTCTTTGACCAATATTTGTCCACAAGTCTGTTCCATCAAATTCTTTTTGTTCTTGTAGACCATCATCCAGCTCACCGACAGGTAACATCTCATCGTCCATTTGTAGATTTCTTTCGTCCAACAGTCTCTGTCTAACGTCTGAATCTGTGATTTCTTTGAAGTAAGACTGTGCAGTCAACCAAGAAAATAGAACAAGAGTCATAACAATATCATCATTATTACCCTCTTCAGCTTCATAAGACTCTTTTACCCTGACGAATGTGTTGAGTTCGGCGATGGCATCAAAGTCATTCGTGATGAGTTTATCCGTTTCAATTAGCGTCTTCAAGTTGGCACAGCCAATCTTTTTTACTGTCTTTGATGTTTTTACGCCATATGCAGCACCTTTTTTGAAGCCTGATGATATGTGCTGACCCTTTATCTCATGATGTTCAATCCTGAAGATGTTTTCATACTCAAGGTCGTAGTGAAGAATGTCCACAACCTGTTGACCAACACTGTTTGTTTCCACTAGAACCCAAGCTCTGTTATATCTATTCACCAAATTATAGACATACGTTGGAAATATCATAGGAGATAGTTTATTATCTCTGAATTTAGCAACATGTTTGTATGGCAACTCAGTAACATCAATGACTGAACATACTGAATAGTCTAAACCAACACCTTCAGCACAATCAACCACAGCGATATATGTATGCCCGGCTTTAGGAAGCTCAAAAATTTGTAGATATTCTTCCGTTGATATAGGATAGTTGAATGTTAGTGTCTTCAATTTTGATCCTGGAATCAAAGTTGCTGATGAACCCAAGAACTCAGTCTCAAATTCTTGCCTGAACTGCTCTTCACTTGTGTTTCTGATTGTCTCATCTCGCCACTTTGCATCTCTACCTGGTACCATGGACCAGTGAACCTCCAATGGAACGTACAAAGAACGCTTTTCAACAGCATCGGTCCACATTTTATAGAACATATTCAGACCATGTGGCGTTGAGACAATAATAACTTTGGTAGTTTTACCGGATGAAATAACAGGATAGGTGGACGTAAAGAATTCAACTGCCATGTTTTGTGGAACGAAAGCAAATTCATCCAAAAAAACTAAGTTATATGATCCACCACGAACACCAGCCGCACTTGTTGCATATGCAGAAATTTCTGATCCGTTCTCAAGAACAATGTTTCCTTTGTTCCATTCAACAATGCCTTGCTGCATCCAAAGAGGAAGATATTCAAATGCATACTTGATTCTTCCTAGAATATCTCTAGCTAGATCACCCTTGTTTGCGAGAATAGCAATCTTATAATCATCCGTAAACAACACACACCATAACATGTAACCAGCAGCCGTGGTTGTTTTACCCACCTGTCGAGGCATTTTTGCTATAGAGAATCTATTTGCATGAAACCCCTTGACCATTTCCACTTGGAAAGGCCACATATTGAACGGTACTAAACCCTCATCAACGTTGACGATCTTGACATACTTCGTGATGAAGTACACAGGATCTTTGATACATTTGGTAATCTCAATTAGTTGATCGCGGGTGTATTCTATTTCAACATCCGCCCTCTTCAGACTTGAGTTACCGTTATAACCACCAGCATATGCCATTACTTAATAAGACTC